CAAACGAATTTAGCGTTGTCAAGGTAGTCATACCTTTTAGCAAGATTCCAAGCGAGGTCTTTGATTTGGTACGTGCGGTCATCTTCAATTTTGCCTGCAAGACACTCAGGGCAAATAATGGTTTGTAAAGCAGTTTTAGCAAATTCATTTGCTTCGGCATAAGAGTAAAAGTACTCTGCCATTTCTTGGTGGTCGAGATTCATGCAACGAACCAACCAGTTCTCTCCGGTTTTGCCGGCGATTGAACGAGTGTCAACAATTTCAACAGTTTTGTAAGAACTACCAATGATTGACTTTTTAATTGAAACTGACATCTGTAAATCCTCCTGTAAGAACTACTGGGCTTCATTCCTACATAAAGAACCTTATCACATGACCGCGCGCCGGTCAAGTCTTTTTTACTAATTTTTTTTAAGGTTCCTCACCAGATGATTTGTGAGAACATTCCAGTCTGAAGGTCTCCAAACATGAACCTCTGCCCCACTTTTCCTGAGTTCCTCGATGACCTCATCTTGCGCCGGTGAGGTCTTTCCCTGCTCGCGCTTCAACTCTGCCCACAAGATTCTTCCTTGCTTTGGATGCCACATTGTTAGGTCGGGATAACCAGCGAGTGTTGCTCTGCGTGAATCAGGAACGGCATACACCTTCCATCCATTCAGACGTGCGAATTGAACGACGCGTTGTTGGAAATCTTTTTCCAATTCTAACTTTGCTAACTGTTCCCCTGACAAAAAACTAAATTGTTTCGTCATAGGGGAGCGAATCAAACATTCCATAACGCCACTGGTGTCGTGCGCGTGATGCTGCGAGCATCTCTGGTTCCCCTGCCCATGCGTGAACTACGAAACCATGCTCTAAAGACCAAGCAGGATTGTCTGTTATGTAGCGATGGCAATTCCTACATAGTGCTAAACAATTTTCAACGTCGGTGATGCTTCCTCCGCGCGCGCGAGTTTTAATTTCGTGAACGTCTGTCGCGTGGTATGAACACATTGGCTCTATCCCTGCTTCGCAACGTGATGAACGCTCGAATACTTTTAGTCGCGTTTCAGAACGCTCTATTAATTGTTCTTTGCGCTTCTTTGACATTGGGTTTATTCGAGAACGTTTCATAATCCCTCCGGCAACCCAGCAGGGATTTCTGCGTCTGGCCATCTGTCAGTTTTGTTAAAAATCTGTACCGCTTGTGAAACACACCGTTTGCAAAAATGAGGGTGCGCTCCCCAGTACGATTCAAATCTTCTGACGACCCACATTCCGCAACCGTCACAAACGCCGGGAAGCAACACGCGGAATTCTTCAAAGTAATCTTCTATTTCGTGGAGCAGTCTTTTATTAGGAGAAGGTATAACTGTTAATTCGTTCCAAGAGCGACGCCAATAAATTGAACGGTCGGTCTCTTGAAGTTCGGCGAGTATCTCTACCATCTCCGGTAGGTCGGGGTCTGGTGAATCTTGTTGTGGGAAAGAATGAAATTCTTTTGACATGCCCCACAGAATACGCCATCAGAACTTACGAGGCGAGCGAAGCGTTGCCCTGATGTTCGCCAATGCTTCTTTCGCTACTAATTCTGATGCAACTGGTTCTCTTTGGTTATCATTACGGTTCTTATTGATTAAGGGGTCGTGTACGACCGCCCAGTTGGTCGTATCCGCCCTCCCAGATGACGTAGATGCCCGCCCAAATCCTTCCGGTGGAGGGTTGAATGCGTACACTGTGCAACGACCGTTACGCGCTGGTCTCTCAATGCGGATTACACCGAGGTCGAGCAGTTCCTTCAGGCATGTGCGAACGTGCCGAACGCCGAATCCGGTCTTCGCTGCTAGGTATTCCTGAGAGGGTCGTGCCTCTTCTCCTGTGACGTGCGCGTGGTCTGCTAGGGCAATCGCCACGTACTTCACGCTTGGCTTCAAATCAAGCGTCCACACATAGTTCTGAACATTTATAGCCATCATTCTCCATCTGAATCTCCATGAGCCGGCAACCTTACATCAAGTCGACGAATGTGAACCTTGGCTTTGAGGCGCATCTCCCGACGCTCCCTTGCCGTAGTTCCTCCCCAGTACCCATAATCCTCATAAGTCAAGGCGTATTGAAGGCATGGTGCTTTGACAGGACAGGAGGCGCAAGCATTGATTACGAACTCCGGGATTGGTGAGCGCTCTCCTTGCTCGTGAGCATAGAAGTCTCTCTTTTCAAGTTCCCGACAAGACGCTTGCTTGCGCCATTCCTGTAACTCCACGCGTTACTTTTTAGCGCGTTTTGTTGCCCTGTTGATTGAAGTTACTTTATCTTTTGACTGTTCTGCAATCATGTCTTCGATAATCGCATACGCCTCAAGAAGGCATACTTGAATTAACTGTGATTTGTTCAGGTCATTGAGCGTTGTCTTTTTGTCTCCACCAAATAGGTTCTTTGCTTCATCGGCAGTGATTTCTGCTTCACCGCGACGAACTAACAAAGCACTAAGTATTGCTTCGACAATTGGACTGTAAGTTTCTTCTGGCATTAAAACGCGTACTCCTCTGACGCTCCGGCTGTGACGCTGGCAGCGTTACGAGTAATACTAACGTGTGCAGAGTTAAGGCTGGCGCCAATGTCGTCAGCAATGATTTCAATTACTGAACGCTTTTCCCCTGATTCTGTTAGCCAATCACGTTGCTCTAGCCTTCCACTGACAACAACGCGTGTGCCTTTCGGTAGGGAAGTAGAGACGTTGTCCGCCAATTTCCCATAGCAAACCACGTTGAAGAATGAGGTCTTTTCTTCCCACTCTTGAGTCTTGCGATTCTGCCAACGCTTGTTCACTGCCACGCCTAACTTAACGCTAGGGGAACCGTTGTTTAGAAACGTAAGTTCCGGGTCGCGTGTTAAGTTGCCAATAATTGTGATGTTACTGCTCATGTGTTTTCTCCTTGTTTATGTATTCCATTACTGCTTTTCTGATGAATCCCTGTTGCGTCATGTTTTCCGCTCTCGCACCGTCACGAATGTCCGCTAACAATTCTGCTGGCATTACCACTTCAATTATTTCGTGGTTCATTTTTTCTCCGAGACTGCTAATGCTTTTAACACTTCATCAACTTCTTCATTGAGTACGTCGTGATAGCCAAGCACTTGACGGTCTAAAACCATCTCCATAAAGTTCCTTCTTTCTACTGGGTCGTTACTCCATGCAGTCAAAGTTTCTTTAAGGATTATTTGTTGAGGTGTAAGTTGCTGAACGTTAGTTCCGCGTTGAACTTTCTCCATCTCTTGACGTGATGCTCGCGGTTCTGGCTTGCCATTGCGCATAACTTTCATGCCTAAGTTTTGACACGCTCTACCAATCGCTGACGTTTCTGCATTTTCCAGCGGACTAGTTACGTTCGCGCCATTAGTTGAGAATGATTCCTCCGCTAATCCGGTCGCTAATAGTTGGTCGCCATCATACAGATAAGCCTTGACAATGAATTGCGTTTGCTTCTGCCCTTCGTGTTCGTGCGATACGTTAATCAAGTCAGAGTAGATTCTCCCTGCTGGATACTTCTCGTAGAACAATTGAATTCTTTCATTCACATCTATGTAGTCATCAAGATTAAATCTTGCCATCTCTATCTCCTATTTAATTTCTAACTTCTCGCACCAGTCTTGAACGGCTGTGCGACCTACGGACGTTCCGTAATTGGATAATTCACTTGCTATTGTTCGGTAAGACATCCCGTCTTTCCTCGCTTTCTTTAGGTACGCGTCTAACTTCCCTTTTAACTCGAGGTTCTTTAACTCGTACAAATGTGTTTTCACTTTCCTCCTTTCTGTAACCTATATACATCCTCATTCTCATCGCGAGCCTTCTGTATTCACTCGCTGAATCAAAATCATTTTCATCAGTTGCAGCGTATTGACATTCAGTCAATGCTTCCCCGATTATCCAAATCTCTTCTCTAGATAATTCCAAACGCATTTTGTTCTCCCATCACTTTTATGTAATCCAAACTGAACTCTTTGAAGTCTGCTATTGCTTGGTCAACAGACTCGTATTGGTGGTTCCATTCGCCGATACGTTTGGTGGTTCCATCAAGGCTCTCGTAGACATCTACGTATTGATTGTAGAAGTCGTCCACAATCGCCGGAGTTATCACTGAACAGATGACTAAGTTCTCATGCCAAACATTGACGTAAGCACCGCGCCATCGTTCTGTATTCCAGTGCCTGATTTTGAATTCAAGATTCATCATTCTCCTCCTTTGGTTGAGCCAAGTGACCGTCTAAACAGTGACCTGAATCTTTGATAGCCGTTGAAGTGTGAGCCCACCATCCGTCTAGCGGAACTATGCGCTTTCCACATCTACATTCTTTTCCCTTACTCATCAAATGCTCCCTTAGCCCATGCGTAGACAAACCACGCACCTTCCATCATTCCAATTAAAAAGAAAGCCATTTCCCTCATTAGAACCTCACTCCCCATAAAATTATTGGCGCGTAACGCTTGCTAACTTCTTTTGCTAATTTTAAAGCGTCTCGATAAGAAACAGAAGTTTCCATTGGTTCAGACTGGTAATAACATTCGCAATTATCCCAATTGAATTTTTCGCATTCACAATAATAAACTTCCCAACAAACAAACTTTTCATAACCTAAATCTTCGTACATTGGGTAGATAACGCAATGGTGCGCGTACTGTGGTTTTTTCATTACGCCACCATCTTCAACTGGAAACCCCAAGCCATCGCGTAAGCAACAACATCGTTGATACTCTTAAGTTCGCTGTAAGCATTCCCATTGACATCAATCAATTCCCAAAACTCAACTTCGTCACGCGAAGTCTTCCGTGCTGTAATCGTTGACATTTTCACACCTCCTCTGATTGTAGAACTGAAACAACTTGGTAAGAATTCTTCTTGCACCAGTCCATTGCCCAGCCGAGGTCATCAAAAAGTATTTCTGATACAACGGTGCAAGTAGAACTTGCGTAAGCAACCCACTTCGCAACTGAACCAACTTTTTCTAAACGAAGAACAACTTTCATCTTTACTTCCTCCTGAGACAGTTACTTCACTTCACCGCCACGAAAACAACCTTATCACAATGACCGCGTGCCGGTCAAGTCTTTTTTGGAATTATTTTTAAGGCTCTAAAACCCGAGCAAATAAAGGAAAACCGCCCGGTCACTGGAATGAGGTACCAGCAACCGGACGGTCTTGGGAGGTAGCAGATGGAAAATGCTACTTGTGGACTGATGAAGTCTTTTTCAGAATAGCACTATTTCCAGTCGTTGCAAATCGCTTCGTACAACTGGCTTGGCGTGACTGTATAAATGTCATCCCATTCGTGGAGGTATCCTCCGAACCGCAAAGATTCACCAACGAGCGAGGAGCAAATCCATGTGCTGTGGCGACGGAAAGCAGGAAACCAGTTCGGACTCAAAATGTCCAGCACGATTGAAGCGATAGACAGGAACGAATACGGTTTGCCAACTTGCTCCGTAGCAAACTTCACTATGTTTGTTTTAGAGATGTTCGCTGGTGGCGTGATAAGTATGTATTCGCCAACCGTGTGCAATTGTTTGTCGTTAGTGACTCCGCGTGGCTCTGCTTGTGTAATGAAAACAATGTCGTCATGCACACTGCTAACGATGGCGACGTGATTCCATTTAGAACCGCGCCTCCACCGTAGCCTCTCCCCTAAACGGATTGCCCTTCCCATTAATCCGTTTGAATGTGCAAAAACAATGTCTCCTACTGCGGGTTTGTTCATAACGCGTTTAGGAGGTAGGAGTATTGGTTTTTTCGTTACCAATGGGAAACGGTACTGCTGCCTTTGTAGAACTTTCATCCATAGCCTTTACTGGTAGGCAACCAAGTAGCCATGAAGCCTTCGGATACTTCTCCTCAAGAAAACGAATTGCTATGTAATAGCCGGTAGTCGCGAGCGGTGTTAGATACATTAAATCATTCGCAGGCAAAGTCATCCACTCCTTAGTTACCCAAGCGCCGATTGCGCCAATAATCGCTGGCACTGCGGTACGACAAATGTTTCTATCCATGTTGTTCATGCTGCTTGTTCCCTTCTAGGACAATGATGATTGTTTGCTTCTAACACCAACGTAGGCATTTTATTGAATTGTATCCTGCTCATTTCACCTTTGTGTAAATAAACAAGTGTTCCGCATAATCCGCATTTATAAAGTAGTTCCATAGGGTTATCTACCTTAGCAAAAACAAAAACCCCCAACCAATCTCACGACTGTTTGAGGATTCCTGAGCGCAAATTTCGAGTGTCGGTAATTTGGCTATTACAAGATTAACAGGTCAGACCAGCCACGAATGCCTATTCCTGCGCCAACGCACACGGTCACCATTCCAGCAGGGGAACTTGAACCAGAGGTCGAGGTGTACCACTTGCTTCCGCCGTCCATAGCCGGCACTTGGAGAACGGTACGACCGGTTCCCTCAGAGATGACTAGGTGGTGAAAATGACCACAGCAAAGAATCTCTGCGTCTGCAACCTGCGTTCTGCCGAGCGCTTGCCCCTTCCACCAAGTTTCCATTTTTGCTTGTGAATTGGTACCGCTACGGAACTGATGACCGTGCGCAAACGACACAGGAATTCCTGATAAGTCAAGTGTCATTGTCAAGTCGTCGGCGTTGATGGCGTTCACTGGAATGCTGACGTTCTTGTATCGAGCAGGATTAGCAGCAATAATTTCAGCGACCGTTTCAAAAGCAGCGAAGTCGCGGTTATCTAACCAGTCAGTAAAGGCTTTGCCATTCTTGCGGTTCTCTCCGTGATTACCGGGAACTCCCATAGCAACAATTTTTGCTTGTAAGTCAACGAACGCGTCAATCGCGTAAAGAATGAGGCGACGCGCTAATCGGTCTTGCTCGCGGTCAGTCAAATCTGCTTGAAAAGTTTGCATGGGATAGAAACCATCACACCCTTCAACCAAGTCACCGAGTCCGATTATGTACACTTCAGAAGGAGCGGAACTGTACGTTTGCAATTGTTTGTAGCGATACACGGCTTTGTCAATTGCGTCAATAATTCGTTTCGTTGTTGCTTCTGTTCCACCGTTTTCTGACTTTCCTAATTGCCAGTCAGATAGAAGAACCAAGAATGAAGAATTGCCGTTTTCAACAACAAGTTTTGAAGGCTTTTTCTTCTCCACCATTCTGCAAAGTTTGTCAATGTCAGCGCGGTCAACAACAATGTCTCGTGGTTTGATAGTCGCGCGGTAATACTTCATGCGCACTATTTCGCCGTTGCGAGAACTATCCCACGCGCGTATCTGCAATGAGCCGTCAACGACCATCGTGCGCGCTGGGTCTAATCCCCAGTCTTCAATAAGTTGCGCCCATACTCCTTCGTCAGGTTCATTATCTAATTGAGCGGTTATTGTGCCGTCTTTGCCGTTCCAAGAAAGGCTTGGTTCCCATCCTGACGGATGTGTTTCTTTGTGCCTTTGCTTGCGCTCAAACTCGGAAAGGTCAGCCATTACATCCGCACCGCGAATAACGGTGATTGCGAACAGAATCGGTGCTTATTTTTACACCACGAGCAGACAAAAACTTGTTGATAGAAGTGTTGGTTATTTCTTCTTCAACAAATGCTGCTTGAATCTTTTCAGTATCTTCTGGTATCAAATTGGCGATTGCTCTACCAACAATGCACTTCTTTTTATTGTCTTCATAGAATTCCGACAAATCTATTTTTGCCATGTTTCTCCTTAGTTACTACCTCCATGAGGGATTGTAACAAATGACCGCGCAAAAGGCAATAGTTATGTGTATAACGTGTGTATGCGTGGTGTATTACGCAACGGAAGCAACGGAAACTATGACCGTTCCTTCGGTAACGACGGAGGTATTGGTCGGGTCGTCGCCTGAACCGTTTGGCTGTCCTGACCATTGCCAAGTCCACGTACCAGCATTCCCAGCAGTTTGAATGTCTGCTTGGTAGTAACCAACGTCAGTGTTCACAATGGTATTGGTTGGGTCGCCTGAACCTTGTGTGTATGTGTAAGCAACTGGTGTTTGACCTTGAATCTCATACGAAAATGTCACCACGTCAGGGTCAACGATTGTGCCGTCAATAGACGTAAAAGGCTGTGAAGTGTAGAAGCGAATTGTGCTGCCTTCAATAATGTTGTAACCCATTTAATCCTCGACCAGTATCTTGACTTTTCCACGCACCTTGGCAGTTTCAAAATCTCCTGTTACAGAGGCTACCTTAAACGCGCCTCGGACACTAGCAGTTATAAAATCACCGGTAACAGTTCCCGGATGGTGCGGATAAATGACTGTTCCGGTGGCGATTGTGACGAATTGACCTGAAAGGGTTCCAGAAGCCGGTATAAAGGCTTTTGCTGTTCCTCGGGCAGCGAAGTCCACCGACACAATTCCATGCCCCGGAAGGTACGTTGTAGCGGTCGCGTTTGCGAAAAATGCTGCCGAAACTTGTCCACGACCGGGGATGTAGACCGTTGCGGATGCCTGTGACAAAAATGACCCATTGAGATTTCCGAATCCGGGTTCAAACGCTGCTCCAACCGCGTTAGCGGAGAACGAGGCAACGTTGGCTCCGGCAGCAGGAATGTATGAAGTTCCGGTTGCGGTTGCGTTGAATGTGCTTGTTAAGTTGCCTTGACTTGGCAAGAACGGATAACCAGTTCCAGTTGATGAGAATGTTCCGTTGATGTTTCCTGAACCAACAAAAATCTTTAGACCAGTTCCGTTACCGGAGAACGAAGCACTAAGCGCACCCGAAGCGTTGAGGATAAGTGTCGCTGTACCATTTGCAGCGAACGTTGCAACTAATTGCGCCGTACTTACCTTAAATGCAGAACCGGTTGCGCTCGCGGAGAATGAACCTGACAATGCGCCGTGTCCATACAAAGCACCAGTTCCAGTTCCCGAAGCGGAGAACGTTGCTGTGGAAGCACCGGTTCC